CTGTTTTCTTTGATTGTTTAAATGCTTTTGCAGTCGGTGCGCCTTTAGTTCCAGGCTTTCTCATCTTCTCGCCACTACCTGCTGCTATTCGCTTTTTCTTTGCATTAATATTTGCGTATAAACCTTTTTTAGCTGGCATCTTTATTTCCTTGTTTTTTTCTTAGCTTTAGCTGACAAATCTTTAAAATGAAATAATTTTACGCTAGTTTTAGTATGGTTTTTATTGCTGTGCAATGTTCCATCAGCCATTTTATGCGTTGAGCCTTTATGCTCTGTGCCATCTCTTTTATAATGCTTAACACCTTTCATTAATATCCCCTTTTCTTTTTATTGGTAGCTGCTCGTCCTCCACGTTTGGGAAGAGCTTTAGTGCTTTTATTTTTCTTTTTAGTTTGACGACTTGGTGTTTTCATTTTCATAACAACTTCCTAGTTACAGGAAAAGGGAGCCGAAGCTCCCCGTCCTTTAAATTGCTATTAAGAGTTAATAGCGTAGTAAGCACCGTTTGCTTCTTCAGATCGAGCTTCCAAAGTGTAGTAACTTTGTAACAAGGTTTGTTTTGCAGAAGTTCCAGTGGAAACCTCAGTGCTGTGGATTTTCTTACCACCAGCAACTGCTAAGCCCCAAGTGCTATAGTCAAGCAAGTACAAAGTGTCAGCAGGCATATGCTTGTTAGGAACAACAGCAATAGGACCAAACTGAGAAACGTAAACAGCTACTCGGTTGATGATCTCGCCGTTACTTGCGTCAGTATCAACGCTAGTAGACATACCTTGACCAACAGCAGCATTGTCACGCATTGCAGAAATAATGCCAGCAGAACCCATTAACTTCGCTGAAGAGAAGTCGCCAGAGTTAGACCATACGCCATCAATCAAATTGTTCATTCGAGTAGCAGTCATAGCTGCGGAACTACCTGGAGCTGGACCAGTTGTTCCGTTTGATGCATTGTTTGCAGTACCAGCACTTAACTGTTCGTTAGTGTTGATCCAAGATGGAACGCCAGCAGCCTTGCCGTTTGCAGAGCTTGTTCCCGCTGCTTTTACGTTTTTAGTAGTACCAGTTGTAAAGATACAAAGAAGCTGCGCTTCGATGTCCATTTGAAGCTCTTTACCTAACTTCATTAACTGATAAGCCATTTCTTTGCCAGGTACACCAGCTCGGTCAAGGATTTCAGCTTTCTGAGTAACAACAACAGATTTTTGTGCAATCTGTAGGTTGTTGCCTTTACGAACTCGTGAATCAACACTTCCTGTTACTGTTGCTGGAGCTTCAACATTAGCGTTGGTAGTCTCTGCCGCAGAATAAGTGTCAGTTAACCATTCGTGATTGTCGTTAGTTGCAGCAGTTACTGCAATGTTAGACGTAAAAGGAGTAAGAAAAGGACTGACGTTATAAATAACATTTCCTAAGTCTTCCCGGATGTTGCTAGCTGCGCCTAATGTTGCAGCAGTTATTGCGTTAGTAATTGTAGCCATGATAATTTACCTATTTAAAAGAATCGAGAATTAAATCTACGGCAGATTGCTTGCTAATAGAGCCGTCAGCTTGTATAGCTTTATTTGCCCTAGCCTGCTTTGCCGCAGCCTGTTTTTGCGCTCGACTTTTTGACGTTCCTTTTCTTATAACAGTTTTAGAAGTCTTCTTCTTAGGAGCTTTACTTTCAGCAACCTGTTTCTGCGATTGACTAGCCATTGCCGCATCGTGTAACACCTTTAACACAATAGCGTCATTTACAGTATTAAGCATCTCAGGGTCGCCCCCAACACTCCTAAAATACTCAGTCATCACATTTACTTTCTGAGTCGCAGTATTTTGATCTGCGAAACCAGGCTCTAATTGAATTAACAATTCTGCCTGCTGTGCTGATTGAGCCTGTGAATGCTCTGCTAGTTGTGCTTGGTATTGCTCTGATACTTTACTAGCTATACCGTTTATTTCAGATTCCTTTTGTTCGTAAAGAACCTTTGCTTCTAAAGCTTGTTCATAAGCATAGGGATCTGACTCTTTTAACGCTAAAAGCTCTTGAGTTGTATGGGTTGGTCGCTGACCGTATACCATTGCTTGAGCCACCTCTAACAGCCTTGCTGTTTCTTCGAGAGATGTGTTTCGCTCTGTCTCAAAAGATTTGCGCTCGTCAGATAACGCCTGAGTCTTACGCGTGTAATCACCCTGCATCAATAAGCCACTCTTGATTTTTTCAATATTATCAAGACCGTTTTCATTCAAGAACTCTTTGGCAGAAACTAAATAATCGTATTCGCTGTCGTCAAGCTCGATGTCACCAGACATTTCTGGCTCATCACTCTCTTCCAACTCATCGTCTTCAGTTTGATCGAGTGTTTCTTCCACTTCGTCATCAAGGTATTCTTCTTCAAATTCCTCTTCTAACTCAGCTTCAGCCACAGATTCATTCTCAACTTGCCCTAATTCCTTAGGATTGATCATGCCCATTATTGCTTCTAATCCAGCATCCTGTGTAATGGGTTCGTTACTAGAGAATTCCGCAGGGTTGTTCTCAGTTTGTTCGCTCATTTTAATATCCTTTAAGGGTCGGCTTTGCCGTTATCCTTTGTTAAGTGATAATTTTTGGTTTGTTTTTTTGCAGTTCTAGGTATTGCTGAAAAGTTGGTGTATTAAACAACTCATCAGTAAACCCATCTACCTCTTGCAACGTCAACTTAGTAAACGCTACTCCTCGCATCCAGTTAACCAAATCACCAGATACGATGTAATATTCTTTATCTTCCTCGGATTTGTTTTCCGAGTGTTTCTCGTTGGTTTGCATACCACTCCAAGTTCTCTTTTAAAGCCTTAACTACCTTAACCTCTCTCCAAAGAGCTTCACCTAATTCGGGTGTCTGCACTCCAGAAAAAGCCCTGTATAGATTATCTTCCATCTCTTGAAAGATAAACTGTACTGCGCCATCCTCAATAAGCCTTGCGGCTGCGTTTGCTACTTTTAACTTAGTGTCGTTATTTGCTCTCTCACTAACAAGACTAGTTACCAATCTTGACTGCTCTCTCACTGCGTGCCTCCAAGTTAAGTTCCGCTAACTTAAATTCGTTCTCATCTTCATGCTCTCGTACTTTAAGCATAAATTGTTGCTCTTTAAGGGCCAGTTCTTGCCTATCTAGCTCAAGCTTGGCTCTCTCTATCTCTACCTGCGCCATTAACGCTTGTTCTTGCGCTGATGGTGGCTGTGGTTCAGGTTGCCCTGTAAACTCAGCAGGTGGCTCTGTAAAGTACCTGCCATGTGCGCTCTTATCATACAGTCTTACCATATCTTCTTGCAACTGTACAATCTGCTGTGGTGTAACGGTAATTCCCATACCGCCAACATTAAGCATTGCTTGTTGTGCGGCCATAGTTTGCTGCATATGGAATAACTGCTCAGTCTTAGATCCGTTACCTAAGCCAACAAGAACTGTAACGTCTTTTCTTGCGTGCCAGTTTCTTGGGTCTACTTCTACAAACTTATTATCTAAACGAAATATAGAAGCATCCTGTGCATGAGCAATCTCCAGCTCATAGATACCCATAAAGACTTTGCGTAAAAATTCACCAAACTCTCTCGCTATTAAGCGAACTCTAGCTTGGCGTTTAGACAGAACCTGGCTAACTGCACCCGCCGCTGTGTTGCCATGCAAGATGTCAGGGCTAATAGAGTTATCAGTAGAGCCTACGTTTTGTTCTAACATCTGGTCTGCAATACCCATCATATTGTAAGTATGCTGGCCAAATGATGGTTGCTGTGGGAATGAGATAGCATTAGGGTGTTTAACGATGTAAGGCGCACCGGGCTTACTACTCATTACTGAGTCTAGGTCTACCTGACCCTCTACGATAACAGGACGACCATTGTTAAGGTTGTACTGGTTGTCTAGCTGGTTACGCCAAAGTGTACTCTTAACTTTTTGAAGTGGAGCTGCTGCATCAGCAGGACAAAGACCTGTTAATCTGTGAGGAATACGAATAGGAGTCCATACAACGAAAGGAATTTCATCAACTTCCTCTACGTTTAAGATTACATTGCCTATTTTGCATACCTTAATTAGCTCATCGTAATCGTCTTCGTCACGATCATAGCGCATATAAACTTCGTGAAGATCATACATCTTAGTGATGTTTTCGTTCTCATCATCGTAGTTATCGCCATCAAAGTTTCTTGCAATCCTTTCTGGTGAGTCGTATTCGTTATAACCAGAAGAAGGTGATGCTTTTTCAATCTTTTTAGCATCAAAGCCCATAGATATTAGGTCGCTTTTTGACTTCATGCTACGCTGGCGAACGTACTTGGCTTCTTCTACAGTTACTGCGTCACTATCAATAGCAAACTCTTCTGGCGGGATAACTTCAACCTTTGTTTCGCTGTCTACTTTAGTGCGTAGCATTTTACCTGCGTATACGTTCATTTGAGTTAACTCATCAAACGATTCTTCGTATTCGGTAATTTCTACTTCAGGATCAGCCATTAATATAGCAAAAGCAGTTTCTGAAATTTCTTCAAATGTATGGCTAGTTACGACATCTTCCATTGAACGCCAGCGCTTAATAACACCTTGACGCTGTAAAAGGCCGTCCATTAACGAATCTAATATTACGCTAAAGCCATCGTTCTGACGGTAAAATACATATCTAACATAGTCAGTTGCTTGTTGCGCGCCTTCTACGTCTTCTGGCCCTTCTGGTTCGAATCTAACAGTTTCATCGTCTGCAATGAAAAGCTCGGCAACATCGGCTTTGATATTCTCAACAGTCTGATAGACTTCTCTAGTAACGATTTTCGAGTAGCCGTCACGTTCATTCCCGTATCGCTCACCAAGATAGTAATCAATAAGATCAGCGCGAGTTTGCGCTGCATCGCTGTCCATGTGGTCAGATACATTGTCTTCGTATGAGTTGATTGCCGTAATTAAGTCTTTATTAGGAACCATTATGTTACCCAGTTATAGTTTTGTGACTCCTTGGTTTCCCAAGGGCGCTTTTTCCTGCTTGACTCAGATGCCTGTGCAAACCTTTGACTCTGAAATGCGTATCGTGTAGCCGACATCAAATCGTCTTCTTTGTCTACTATCTTACCG